CTTCAGGGTCTTCATTTCGAAGCCGAACTTGCCCTCGTCTTTGATGCCCGACACGAATTCCTTCGCGGTTGAGTCCAGGTCGGTGGTGTCGAGCTCGTCGGCCGAGCCGTCGAAACCATCGAACGACAGCAGGCCGTTGACCTTGGTGTAGGTCTGCGGGGTGGCGGTGCCGCCCGAGGTGTAGGCCAGGCCGGTGCTGTCCAAGTCGTCGAGCGCGTAGGTGTTGGTGGTCACGTTCGACACGACGCGCGTGGTGCCGTTGATCGACGCCGCGATCGTGCCGGTCACGCTGGCGAAGCTGACAACGTCGCCATTCTTGAAGCCGTGCGCGGCACTGGTCACGATGGTCGGGAAGCCAGGCGCGATGCCGGTGATGTTCTTCGCGCCGCCGGTGCCGGTGGCGATGTGCAGCGTGCTGCCTTGTGCGGAAATTCCGGACATAGTTTGATCCTCTTGGACGTAAAAAAACCCGCTGTCGCGGGCGGGCTTGGATGGGTAATACGGGTTACGGGTGGATGGTGGAGATGTCAAGCATCGTCCGGTGGAGCTTCACTTCCGGCTCGAAGCTGTCAAGCTCGAGCGTGATGATGTTGTCGATGGCCCAGCCCTTAAGCGCGGCCTTGATCGCCTTCGCCTTCGCGTCGACGTCCGGCGAGCTGCCGAAAATATCGAGCTGGATCCGGGTGGCGGTCTCGTTGTCGTCGCCGCCGTTGTCGTCGAGCGTGATTCCTTCAACTGCGGCGACGCGGAGGAACCGGGCATAGGGCGCCGGCGCATCGTCCGGAACCACGTTGCGGTATGCCTGCCCGTCCATGATCGGATCGATCAGGGCTAGGAATTCAGCGAGTATGTCCATCAGCTTCCCCTGGCCGCGTCAGCGGCTTCTTTCTGGATGCGCTTGTCCAGCTCGGCGCCGATCTCGTCGACAGCGTTCTCTTTCTCGCTTTCGAACGCGGGCCGCATGAAAGGCTGCGCCGGCATTTTGACGTTACCAAACTCTTGCTGAAACCAGTACCACGAGTCTTTATCAACATTGCGCTTTTTCCCCGACAAGCGAGATTTCCGACCGCTGCGAACGAAAACCGAATGGCTGGCGATGTGATCGCCTTCGGTGCGCTCGCGCTTAATCTGAATGTCCTTCGCCATTTCGCCAGTATCTTTAGGAGCAAGCTCGCGCGCCTTATTTCGTATGAGCGCGGCTCCTTTTGATGTCGCTCCTCGCAAATGTTTCCGCGCTACGTTTTGCGGTAGCTTCTTCAAGTTCTCAGCAAGTTCCTTGAATCCTTGTAATTGCTTAGTAGTCGTCATAAGCGCCCATAAAAAAACCCGCCGAAGCAGGTTTGCTAATCACGGCATATCGGGCCAGTGCCGATTGCTCTTTCGACGGTTAATGTGCGCCGGTATCACGGCCAGGTTCCAGTGAACATGCAGCCCGCAAACAAGCTTGCTTTTGATTGGCACGATGTGGTCGACCTGCCACGCGAAGCCGGTGACCTCCGTTCGCTTTCTAGCCAGATCGTAAATCTCGGCAATGAAGAAATCGTCCTCCCATCGCACTTTGGCCAATGCGAGTGCAGCACGCCGGCGCTGAACTTGCAGCCGCTGGACTTCCGGATGTAGCTTCGCGTACGCCATCACATTCGCGATGACCCGTGCATTATTCAGTTCGGCCCAACGCCGTGCGCGCGCCCGATTGCGCTCCGCATTGGCGCGCGCCCACTCTCGAGCGGCTGCTCGGTTTTTCTCGGGGTGCAGACGCTTCCAGGTAAGGTTTCGCGCCCGTATCAACTCCGGATTCTCTGATCGAAGTTTGGCGGCGCGCTGCCGCGCCCTCGCTCGGGCGATATCGATATTCGCCTGGTGATAGGACTTGGCGTAGTCCCTGGCGCGCTCTGGGTTCGCCGCGCTCCATTCCCGCTTCGACTGCCGCGCACGATCAAGGTTGGCATTGCGCCAGTCCATCGCACGTGATTTTTCACACGTCTTACACTCCTTGCGCAGTCCATCCTTGAATCGCTTGCTGGCGTAGAAGTCCGTCACGCCCTTAGGTATTTTGCATTTGGCGCAGATCCTAGTTGGCGGACAATCGGAATCAGCCATGGCCTAATCTCCGTAAAAGATTGGTAGGTGGTTAGAGCTGGACCGGTGTTCCACGACCCGTTCGGCTCGTCTATTTTACGCCCACTACCCCCGATTCACGCCTCGCGAACACATCAGCTTCAGCGAGCCATCCTGCTGCTCGAGCACCGCCTCGATGTCGTAGAGGTCGGCGCCGTCCACCAGGCGCATCGCTGGGGTCACGCCGGCACGGCGCCGGATTTCCCATTCCGTCTGGACGGAGTTCTGCGTGCCGCCGGCGGCGACGTACTGGCGCCCGGTCAGCTCGCGCTTCCCTGCCCAGATCTTGCCGTCGCCAGTCTTAACCACGTTCTCCCATACCTCGGTCGGCGCGCCGCTGGGCGTTTTGCCCTTCACCAGCTGCTGCAGCGCCACCCGCCTATTCAGTCGGTGCGCGATCGTCATAGCGCCGGCACCCACAGGCCATCGAGCAGGCGGTTCACGAACACCGACGCCTGGGTTTCCTTGAACTCGCGCGCGGCCGGATCGAACATCTCGGTCAGGCGCGCCAGGATGTAAAGCCTGACCGTGTCCGGCACCGTCGCGGCGGTCGGGCCGTAGCCGGCGGTATAGTCGACCATGACCGCATTGATGTGCGCCTCGGTGGCCGGCCAGGCCTTGCCGCGCGCCGGGACGATGCAGCCTGGCGTCGTGACCTTGTCGACGTAGTAGTCGGCCGGGTCGAGCGTGCGCATCACGCCATCGGGGTCCAGGTACCGCACCGCCTCGACACTGAACGTCGGCGCGCTCAGCTGGATCGCGTCCGGGAAGACGTCGAGCGTCACGCGCATGCCGCGGTTGACGAACGCCCGGCGGGTCTGCGCCTCAGCCTCGGCAGTGATGCCTGCCACCCAGATGCTGATCATGGTGTCGAGCGAGGTGTCATCCTCTTCGATGCGCAGCGCCTGCTTGGCCTCGGCCATCGTCAGGGCGAGCGTCACCGGCGCCGATGTTTGTTCTCTGCTCATTGGGAACGGCTTTCAGGAATTAGTAGGACAGCGCCCGGGTCTTGCGCCCACTCGCGCAGGTGCGGGAGCAGGCTTGCGGTAGGGTTACGTCAGGCCGAGACTGTCGTACCACTCGGACGTGGTGCAAACGTCGATCAGGCCCGCATCGCGCTTGATTGCCACGTAGTCCAGAATCTCGGCCAGCGCCGCTGTGGCGATGCCGCCTGCCGGAAATACGTCCGCGACTTGGTGCGTATAAGCAAACGCGGTTTTTCCTGCCGCAATCGCATCGTCGATGAATTGTTTGGCGGCCGCTACCGGATCGGCATTTCCCAGGCTCAGGCATGGTAGGTTGTAAAGATCGGGAGCGCCCACATCCAGCGCCGCAACGCGAGTGTAAGTCGTGCGCGCCGTCTTAAACCCGGCTGCGATCAGCGCCGGCTTGCTGTTGGCGGTCATGACACCGACCGGGTAAATGCAGTGATCGGCGCCACGTGTCAGACCACGTTCGATATTCCATTGCTTGGCCGCCTGCATTTCCGCCGTCAGTGCCGCGACGCTTGCGAACGTGTCGTGGGTTGGGCCATTGCGCACGCCCATATCCCAGCCCAGCGCGTGCAGGTCCTGCAACTGCGAGGTGGACATGAAATTGGCAGGGTCAGTGTCGATCATGGCGCGCGTCACTTTGACGCTCGCCCTCATGTCACGCGCCAGGAACAGATCCTTGGCAATGGTATAGGCGCCCGAATGCCCCAGATCGAACTGAAACACAAACTTCGGCCGCGCCTTGGCCTGGCGATGGATGCCATGGACGACGCACTGCTTGCTCACGCCCGGGCTGGCCGCGCCTTTGGTGTAGCGGATCGCATAATAGTTGAACGTAGTGCCATCGAACACCTCGCCGGCTGAAGCTACGAACTCGCGCGCCGCAAACGTCAGACTTATCCGCCCTTCCATATAGCGCTGAAACGTAATGCCCAACTGCAGATTCTTGGAGGCGAGGTTATCACTGCTAAGCTGAAGCGAAATCGAGTCGCCTCCTTCCACGCCATTCCCGGCAGGGAATTCAAGATCAAACGTGAAGTAGTCGCTGCTGGTCAGGCCGCCGAACGTGAACGGCACGCGGTGGATGACGCGGCCGTAATTGCCGCTGGTCGGACCGCTGTTGAGGGTGATGCGCGGCGCGCTGGCGGTCGGCGCAACACCACTGCCGCCCGAGCTGTTGGTCGCCCAGGCTGATTGATTATGCGTTATCGCGAAATTGTCGAGCGACAC